AAGATCAATTCATATCAGCATTTTCATTGGAATTATGATGATGGTGTACGAATTGCTGTATTTGAATGGTTTAGAAAAACAACTGGTTGTAAAATTTTCGGTTTCTTTTTAGGTGACTCTTTAACCAGTAAATTGAAGAACACCATCCTTCTAAAATACAAAGATAAAAAAGGCAGAGACATTGCCAAGATTCTCGGATTTAATCATAGAGTGAATTATAAAAGTCTGAACACCGGTGGAATTGTTGGTGATCTAGTGAAAAAATTGAAAGAAGATAAGTTCCTTGAATCATTCAATGAAGGATACGACACATTTTTTATATTGCCCGGTGGTAATTCTCTTAGCATTGAAGACGAAGAACTTGCAGTTTCAGGCAATATTACCGTAAATAAACTAAAGACTGCCTTTAGTAAATTAGGTAAACTTAAAAGCAACAACCGAGTCTTGGTTTCCAAATTCATTAAAGGAATCTCTTGACAGGCAACTGTAAACGTGTTATGATGGTATTGTTAACTTGATAAGGTCATTTGTGATGAGAAAAGAAAACAAAGAAATTCGTGAGAAGTTTTTAGCTGCTTTGGTTACTTTAGGTAAATCAACTGTTAGTCGTTCTGAGATTTCTGATGTATGTAAGAAAGTCGGAATTGCAACAGCTCATTGGTTTACTAATGATCCAGAGAATAAAATGTCCCGAGGAATATATAAAGTTCCAGCAATGGCCGAAATGGTCGGTCAGGTCATACCTATGAGAAAAGTCGAAGTGAAAGAAACCACTAAAATTTCAAGTGTGGCCACCGAATTAGAAACTGAAAGTTTGGTACCGTCACTATATTCAAACTATGTTCCTTTCGGACATTATGATGATCTGATTCGAATTATTGCATCGAAAAAATTCTATCCTATTTTCATCACTGGACATTCCGGTAACGGTAAAACAATGTCAGTTGAACAGGCCTGTGCCAAACTTGGTCGTAAATTTTTGTGTGTCTCAATGACACCTGAAACTGATGAGAGTGACCTTTTAGGTAACTACATTCTAATTAACGGTCAAATGGAATGGCGTGATGGTCCTGTTACCGTTGCTGCTCGACAGGGTGCAGTACTTTGTATCGATGAGATTGATTATGGTGCTCAGAACTTATCTTGTTTGCAACGTGTGCTTGAAGGTAAACCATTCCTTCTTAAAAAGAAAAATGAAGTTGTCGCACCAGCTGAAGGTTTTACCGTTATCGCTACTGCGAATACAAAAGGTAAAGGTTCTGATGATGGTCGTTACATGTTCACTAACGTATTGAATGAAGCCTTCCTTGAACGTTTCTTAAACACATATGAACAAGATTGGCCTCCTGTTGCCGTTGAGAAGAAAATTCTAAAGAAAGAAATGAAATCTCAAGGTAAAGCTGATGATGACTTTGCTACTAAGTTGGTCGATTGGGCTGATGTTATTCGTAAATCGTTTACCGAAGAAGCAACTGACGAAGTGATTTCCACTCGCCGCCTTGTGCATATTGCCAAGACCTATGGTGTGTTTGGTGATCGAATCAAGTCTATTGAATTGTGTTTGAATCGTTTTGATGATGATACAAAAATGTCTTTCCTCGACCTATACAATAAGTTGGATGCGGACATCAACAAACCTGAAGAAACTGTTCAGGCAACTACAACACCAAACAACGGGGAAGAAATTCCTTTCTGATCACATTTGCCTGATAAACGCTTGACAACTGTATCTGTTTGATGTATAATTTAGTTTAAGTAATCGAGGTTCTGATTCACACCTCATGCAACATTGTAAGTGAATCATTTTAATATTAATATTTGGAGTTTTACATTATGTCTACAAAGTCTAAAGTCCTTTCGTATCTGAGCAAGTCTGGTAAATACAACACATTGACTGCTGCAAAAATGCAATCAATGTTTGGTGTGCAGAATCCTTCAGCTACTATCGATTCTTTGCGTAAAGAAGGCAATTCAATTTACTTGAACACTCGCACACTTGATAGCGGTGAGAAAGTTTCTTACTACCGTCTTGGTACACCGACCAAGCGCATGGTTGCAGCTGGCATCATTGCTCTGCGCCAACACGGTGTAAACACATTCGCCTAATTTAGTAACGAATGTGTGAGTGAGGAGAGATATATATTAGTATCTCTCCTCTTTTTTATTTTATGGATACATTATGGAAATTAAAATCAAAGTTGAAGACTTGAAAGAGTATAGTCTGTTTGTAGCTACACCGATGTATGGTGGAATGGCACACGGTATGTACATGAAGTCGTGTCTAGACTTACAAAATATCATGAGTAAGTACGGCGTGGAAGTGAAGTTTTCATTCTTATTTAATGAATCTCTCATTACCAGAGCTAGGAATTACTTGGTTGATGAATTCTTGCGTTCAGAATGTACGCATATGCTTTTTATCGATTCAGACATTCATTATAACCCACAAGACGTCATTGCTCTGTTAGCATTAGATAAAGAAGTTATTGGTGGTCCTTACCCCAAAAAGTCTATCAATTGGAACAATGTGGCACTTGCTGCAAGAAATAATCCTGATATGCCACCTGGTGAATTGGATGGTCTTGTTGGTGAATATGTTTTCAACGTAGTAAAAGGTACATCACAATTCTCGGTTACTGAACCACTTGAGGTATTGGAGATCGGAACTGGATTCATGTTGATTAAACGTGAAGTATTCGGTAAAATGTCAGAGGCTTATCCTCTTATTCGTTATAAACCAGATCATGTTGGTCAAAAGAACTTTGATGGTACTCGTTATATTCATGCATATTTTGATACTGTAATCGATTCTGTTGACAGCATCACTGGTGGTGGTAGTGAACGATACTTGTCAGAAGATTATATGTTCTGTCAGATGTGGCGAAAGATTGGTGGTCAAATTTACCTGTGTCCTTGGATGAAGACGCAACATATTGGAAGTTATGCTTTCACAGGTAACATGGCAGCTATCGCACAGTATACCGGGAAAATGTAATGTTGATCGGTGTGGTGGGATTCATTGGTAGTGGTAAAGGTACTGTAGGAGATTTCCTTCAAGATCATGGTTTTATCCAAGATAGTTTTGCACGACCATTGAAGGACGCTGTTTCTATTATGTTTGGATGGCCTAGAGAACTCCTGGAAGGTGATACGGAGTTGTCTAGGCGTTGGCGAGAAGAACCTGACGCTTTCTGGAGTGATAGTTTCGGAAAAAGTTTCTCACCTAGAGATGCTTTACAACTTATGGGTACTGAAGCTGGCCGACAGGTTTTTCATCCTGATATTTGGGTGATATCTTTACTGAATCGGGCTAGAGGTAAAGATGTGGTCATTACCGATGTTAGATTTCAGAATGAGATTAAATACATTCAAGAAAACGGTGGTATTGTTATAAGAGTAAAGAGAGGTGATGATCCTGTTTGGTATAAGGATATGTCTCTACTTGTTACTGAGTCTTCCCGTTTAGAGTACATGTCAAAATTAAACATTCACCGATCCGAATGGGATTGGGTAGGATGTGATTTTGATTACTCAATTGACAATGACGGCAACATAGGTGATTTACGGAAGAAAATTGAAAATGTGTTGCAAAAACTTAAATAATGTGTTATATTATGATTTTACGGAGTAATTATGAAACTATCTACTGAAACAGTTAATTTACTGAAGAACTTTTCAAACATCAATTCGGGTATCGTGTTCCGACCAGGCAATACAATCAAGACTATTTCTACCAACAAAAACATTTTGGCTGAAGCGACAATCAAAGAAACTATTCCTTGTGAATTTGGAATCTATGATCTTAGTAAATTCATCAATGTTCTCTCTATGTATAAAGAGGAAGTTGATGTTGAATTTAAAGAACTGAGTGGTATCATTTCGGGTATGAGTGGTCGCAGTAATGTTGACTATCGTTTTTGTGCTCCAAAAATGATCAATGCTGCGCCAGAGAAACCTGTGGCGATGCCGGAATCAGAAATCAATTTTGATCTAACACAATCAGATTTCGATTGGATCATTCGTACTGCTTCTGTTCTTGGTTCACCTAATATTGCTGTTGTTTCAGATGGCACTAAAATTCAACTGATGACTTATGATGCAAGTAACGATGGTGAATCTACTAACACTTTGAATGTGGGTGAAGGAACTGGAGATAAATTTAAAATGATCTTCAAAACTGAAGCTCTCAAACTTATCCCTGGAACTTACGAAGTGAAGATTTCATCGAAAGGTGTGTCACACTTCAAGAACAAGGATATTTCCATTCAATATTGGATTACCATTGAGTCAGGATCAACATTCACTAAAGGTTGATTTATTTGTTTATTATATTATGGAGTATGTGAATGTTAGAAAAACTTTTGTGGGTAGAAGCGTATAGACCACAGACTATTAAAGATTGTATACTTCCTGAAAGACTGAAGAAGCCTTTTCAGGAGTATGTCAATCAGAAAAATATTCCTAATTTGATTCTGAGTGGTGGTGCAGGCGTAGGTAAGACTACCGTTGCTAAAGCATTATGTGAAGAAGTTGGTTGTGACTACATAGTTATCAACGGTTCAGATGAATCTGGTATTGATGTGTTTCGAAACAAGATTAAGACATATGCTTCAAGTATGTCCTTTTCTGGTGGTCGAAAGGTTATCATTATCGATGAAGCTGATTATTTGAATCCAAATTCAACTCAACCAGCTTTGCGTAATGCAATTGAAGAATTCTCTGACAATTGTTCCTTCATCTTTACTTGTAATTTCAAACAACGCATCATCGATCCTCTGCACAGTCGATGTGCTGTTATTGATTTTGCATTGAAAGGTACTGAAAAGACACAGATGGCTGGCCAGTTTTTCAAACGTCTCCAGTCTATTCTTAACAACGAAAGTGTGGAGTATGATGATAAGGTTCTAGTTGAACTTGTCAAGAAGCATTTCCCAGACTTCCGACGAACGATCAATGAGTTGCAGAGATATTCAAAGTTTGGTAAGATTGATGTGAATATTCTTACACAACTTGGTGATGTTGCAATTTCAGAGATTGTTAAGTTTTTGAAAGATAAAGACTTCAGATCAATTCGTTCATGGGTTGCATCTAATGATGTTGATCCTACGACTCTATATCGCAAGTTGTATGATGCTCTTTATGAAGTGTTGCAACCACAAAGTATCCCTCAAGCAGTTATCATCTTGGCGGATTATCAGTATAAGCAGGCCTTTGTTGCTGATCAAGAGATCAACACAGTTGCCTGTTTGACTGAACTTATGGTAAGTGTGGAATTCAAGTAATGAATGATTTACTTTATACGACATTTAGATGGATCAAAGATGACTTCAATTCTCATCCTTTTAGGTTTTTCATTGAGCTTGTGGCTTGGGCTATCAGTATTGGCTGTTCTATTACGATGGCGCTTACTGTACCCACTCCTCCGCTCATTATTCTTTATCCCATTTGGATTATTGGTTGTTCTATGTACGCTTGGGCTGCTTACACTAGGAAGTCATTTGGTATGCTTGCTAACTACTTGCTCTTGACCACAATTGATACTGTCGGATTGGTGAGGATGTGGTTATGAGTCCTTTTGATTTCGTGAATGACATTCTACAGACCAAAAAGAACTTGATTGTAGATGACCACACAGAGAGTTTATATAACCCTTTCCTGATTAATAGAAGTTTGTC